TTATTTCTTTTTAATTGTTATCTTTTTATCTTCGTAACTTGCGATTATTCCTCTTTCATCTAAAGTAATTCCCATATCATCTAGCCATGACTTTGGAATGCTTACTTTGGGACTATATGAATTTTTGCTTGTATTACCACCAGATTTATTAAACATAACATTTAATTCTCTATTTTCTTTCATTTAATCACCTCCCTATCGGTATCCAATAATTCATAATATTATTATTACATCTATCGGTTACTGTTGTCAATAACTTTAATATCTTATTTTCACAACATAACAAACAATGTATTTAAGCCGTTTAAAGTTATATTTCATCATTCATGTAACACTTTTTTATAATTATTCTTAACATATTACACATCAATTAAAGATAGTAATTTCAAGGCTTTGCCATGAATATGTAGTAAGGTATTCACATCTTCTTATCCTGCCCCTTTTAAAAAAAGGGTTTATATTTATTATAATTTCCCAGGAAAATCCATATGAATAAAGTTTTCTAAAAAATAAAAAAGGCTAGAGAAATTCATCTCTAGCCTTAAATAATTATAAATTTAATAATTTTCTCCAAGTATTTTGACCAACAATTCCATCAACTGATAAACCTCTAGTCTTTTGAAATTCTCTTACAGCAGAATAAGTGCCACTACCAAAGATTCCATCTACCCCGTTAGTAGAATATCCTAATGTAACAAGTTTTTCTTGTAATAGTTTAGTAATATTACCACTTGCACCTTTCTTAAGTGTAGGGCAACCAGCTAATGTTGCTGGTCCAGCTATTCCATCTACTTTTTGTTTGCTGTAACCTTGATTATTACATTCCTGTTGTAATCTTCTAACCCAATCGTTGCCTGTATTTACTGTAGTAGATTGAGTTTGAGATGTAGATGATGTATTTGTATCTACTGCTGGATCACTAACTATATGATTATCTAATGCATCTACTATAGCCTTTGCGATTGCCTTATATCCAACTGAAAGATATTTATTTGCATCTTCTGTGTCAACAAAGCAAACTTCTATTAACATAGATTTAGCTTTTGTTCTTCTGATTACATAAAGCCCTGTACCAGCTTTTACTCCCCTATTATTAAATCCTAATGCAGCTATGTTATTACAAACATCAATAGCATCTTGATATTGTCTACCTTCGTATGTGTATACTTCTACACCTTGTCCTCCACCAGCGTTAAAGTGAATTGCAATAAACCAGTCTAAATCTTCTCTATTAGCTTGCTGAACTACTAGGCTTAAGCTTTCAGATGTAGTAGCAGCATAATCTACAGTACAGTTATAAACTGTATTTCCTCTTTCTTTTAATAATCTTCTTACTTCTTCCCCAACTAATCTAGTATGTTCTCCTTCTTTTATAATTCCCACTGCTCCTGTTCCAGCACCTCTTAGCGTATGGCCATCATTAACTCCGATTTTCATTTTTACATTCCTTCTTTCTTTAATATATTTTTATAAATTAAAAGAACAGGATCTACTCCTGCTCTTTACTTAACTCTTTCTTTTCTCCATCTTTAAGTTGTACTAATGCATCTTTTAATTTCTCTGGTATAGGTAATCCTAATCCAGCACAATTTTCTAATAAACTAATACCTTCGTTAGCTATGTAGAAATAGCATATAAGTGTCCTAAATACCCATGTTCCAGTATTTAATAGCCTATCTAGTAATACTGCTACTATTAAAACAATAAATATAACTGTTTTCCTCGCTATACCTTTAAGTCCTATATCACTAGATACTTCTTTATTTATCCATGCTCTTAATACTCCAGTTGTATAATCTAACGCCATAAAGCACACTAAAACAATAAGAGCAGTGTCCCATGTTCCAAATAACCATGTTACTCCAGTTCCTATTGTTGCTACAATAATTTTAAAATAGTTTAATAAGTTTTCCATTTTACACCTTCCTTTTTTATATTAAAAAAGAAGCTAGATTTTACTCTAACTTCTTGCTTATTTTTGATTTAGTTTTACGAACAATATTTATCATTTGTGAACGAACTAAGCTAATTCAATTATTTTTAATGATGAAAATGCCTTGACATTTATCAATTCACTACAATTAAGAGTAATTGTGAATTGATTCGATTTGTCTGTTATTACTGTAGCATTTGCGTTAATACTAGGATTTAGTACATTTTGTTTATTATATGTTGTTTTATTCCCATCTTCTTTTTTAACTCTCCAAAAAGTAACATAAACATCATTTAATGAGTTAAAAGCATCATAGGATATTAGATTTAATTCAAATAAATAAATTTTATTATCTTCTAATGTATATCTAACTTCATTCTGTAATACATTATCTCCTTGAATTACTTTATTGAATACCAGGGTATTTTCTCCAGGTCGTAGAGTTACATCATTTTCAAATTCAGCTAAATATTTTACACGAGGAGCATTTTTAACTGCCTTTATATAACTATTTGGTAATTCGGTGATATAATTACGCTCACTATTATTTTGCTTTGCTTTGTACAAGTATTTAGTAATAGGAGAAATATTTAAATGAATAAAATCATCTGAAACTCTAGCCTTTAAATATACTTTATAATTGATAATTCCATTAGATAAATTACTTTCATCTCTAACCGCAAAAATCTCATCTTCGCTAAACAGACCGTTTTCTATTGTTATTTCCTCTTTTCTGTATGTTGAACTATCTGTTAAATGGTTAGCTATTCTTATATGAATTTGCCCATATTTAACTCTAGTATCAGCAGAAGTAGTTACCGTTATAAAAGCTCTAAGAACTGCCTTAGATAAAGAATTATAACCAACACTATTACTACTTGAAGTTACTTCTAAATCTACATTGAATATCTCGAAATATCCTTCCCCACAAGGGTAATAATATTCATATCCATTAGTTAAGTTTTTTAAAACACCAATATTTTCATTAAAGTTTCCATCATGGTGTATTCTATAACCATTAATCGTGCTTCTATTATTCATCATTACCCCACCTTTCTTTTATAATACTTTCTGCTTTTCTATCCAAGAAAGTCCATGTCGTATCATCACTACCACTAATCCACCAACTTATGCCAGTTATCCAATCAGTCGATTCTACATATCCAATCATATCTTCATAAAATATAGCTTGTACATCTTCATTGTATTTTTGTAATTGGTTAGTATCCCATTCCCAAGGATGTAAATGACTATATTCATAAGGTTGTATTCCGCATTCAGTTATGAAAATTTTCTTTTTATTATAATTAGGATTTTTATATTTTCCTTCTATATCATAATCTGTATATTTATAAACCTCTAATAAAGTGTCACCTAAATTACAAACAGGATTATTTACTGTATTACTAGGATAGCAGTTAAAACAAATATAGTCACAGAAATGATTTAAAACATTATATTCACTTGAAGTTGTAGGTGAACTTATTAATTCAACATTTGGATACGTGGTTTTAATATACTTACATAGGTTTAACCAATTAGTTTTATAGTTATCATTATCCGTTAAAAATGGTGTTTCATTCATCAATCCAATTCTAACAATATCTCCAATATTTAAAATTCTAATTAAAACATTTTTATAACTTTCAAACCATAATATTTTGTCAAATGTTTCACCAAAAGTATCGCCCCAACAATGAACTTTTACTGTTAATTTTAGCCCATTATTTTTGACTAAATTACAACAATTTATCAACTTATCGAATGTGAACGCTAAATCAACCCTCGTATTACGATTATATATAACAGGACACAATATAACATCTGTAATTCCTAAAATCTTCATCTTAATTAATTTGTCATTAAAATTATTTATAAAGTAGTCCATTTCGCTATCATTCTGCAATTGTATCCCAACACTTCTTATAGTTAAAGAAGTAGATATGTTATTTATTTTCTTATTTATATCAGTAATGTTTTGTTCCAATTGTTCGTTAAGTTCTACAATCCCATTTTCAATTTTATTTAAATTAGCAGCACTTACTGGTGTACCTTTTTCAATAACTTGTCCAGTTATAGGATAAAGAGTAATTGTCCCATCAGGATTTTCTACAGATCTATAGGTATTTGGTTTCTCTACAACTCTATCTTTCCAAAGAGTTTTTTTGTATGCCATCTAATCTCCCTCCATCCTTTGTATTTTAATGCCATTTTTTAATTTAACCTCTTTAGTATTAATATCTACACAGTAATTAAATATAGAGTTAAAAACATCCATATTATCAACAATATTTACCACATCATAAATATTGCTCATTATAGATGCCTTTTCTCCAAAAACATCTTCCATAGTTAATGGCTTTGAACTTGTTTGAACTGGAGAAACTATTTCTCCAGTTTCTTTTATATATGTTATTACCATCTAATTCCTCCTATAATGTTAAAATATATGATAAAGATATCCTTCCGCATTGGTCATAATATTCTTTATCATCAATGTCAACCCATGTATAATAACTAACAGCAGTAACATCTATTCCAGTATTGCCCACATTAAGTTTCTTCAAATAAAATGAACTTAATCTCATTCCATGTCTAGTGTATTCACCATCTAGACTTACAACACTAACTAACGCTTTATATGGTTTATTTTTAAATTCATCAGGTATATTTATTTTTGTTGCAACTCCACTATCAACCCAAACCGAGCCTGTATAAGTTAAGTAATTATACTTTTTAGATTCTCCATTTACATATCTCTCTAATCCATCCGCACTAATCTTAGTATAAGAACCATCTTCATGATAATAAATTGAATAAGAATTATTGTGCTCCACTCTATCTCCACTTTCAGGACTTCCAATAGAAAAATTTTCACCATCAAACTTATACGTTTTTCCATTTAATTTTCCTTTTATGGATAATTCCCAAGATTCAGCATTTTGTTTTACTAATACTTCAACATCTTTCCCAGTTACTTTTGTTGCAATTTCTTCAGCAGTTTGCTTTACGTAACTTTCAAAGTCTTCATTACTTACCTTTTGTTCTACTTCCCCAGCAACAACCTTTATTTCAGTTTTAACCTTATCAACTTCAACTGATACATTACCTTTTCCAGTACTTTGTTTCTCTGTATTACTTTTCCCTACAGCTTTATATTGTTCAGTTAAACCTCCTGAATATGAAAGAGTCCTACTAGTAATTAACGTATTTATTAATGTTCCATTATTACTTATCGTTATGCTATCTCCCGCTTGCAAAGCTGGATTCCCTTGAAGTTTAATATCGTATGGAACATAACTTATTTTACTTAAAACATCATATATATTTTTTATTACTGCAGCTGGATTTTGACAAAATAAATTATCAACAATATAATAAGTATTTTCTCCGTCTCCTAATTCTTCTTTAATCCCAGTAATCTCAACTATTACTTTATCTATTTTAGATACTGTAAATGCCTTATTCGAGAATGTAATAAGATTATCTCCAGTAACGGTGTTATAATCATAACTACTTAATTCATCATTTATTATTTCGTCTGTATATAGACTTTCACTAGCATAATTAAAATTACTTTCAACACTAACATCTATATTAAATATTTCTAAATATCCATCTCGTGATATTCTTGCATATCCACCAGCAAGTTCTGCTATATACATTAAGGCTTTTCTTAATGTTACATCTGTTAAATCTGGCTTTATAGATACTAAATAATCACTATTAATAAAAGTGTTTGTTTTTAATTTAACACCAGCTTTATTAGCTATATCTAAAGTTATATCTTTTATAGTTGCAGGAAATTGTAGGTCAGTTATATAATCTTTCTCAAATTTAATCATTCTATCATTAGCATATATTTTTATGCTAAATCTAGTTTTATCTATATCTTCAATTATAAAAAAACCTAATGAAATAAATTCAAAAGTATCAGAATTGGTTTCAACCCCTATCTTTATTTCAAACTCATTTCCTTCTAGAAAATCATCAATAACATCTTGGGTGTTTTCTAACTCTACCTCAACGGATGACATAATTGCAGAGCCAATTGAAAACTCACTTTCCATAAATAAATTTTCATCATAATTTATAGAAATTATTTCACTATCACTATAAGTTTTGTTGTTAATTAATATAGTAGACTTAAGTAATCTAGAAGGTTCTTTAATAGCTCGTTTATACTGACTGCTTACATTTATCAATTACATCACCTCTCAACTAAATTAAATTTAACTCCATTCCATTTAACTACTCCATTTATTGCTGAATAAGCTGGGGATGTTCTATCACCAACATACATTGTTTTGGTTACTACACCTAGTTCAGGATCTGGATAAGTAACTTGAAAAAATACATCTTTAACAGCTTTTAATAAAGTTGAACATTCACTTTGAGATAGTGGCCCCCACTCACAATTTAATTTTCTTTTTACTGCAATTCTATCTCTAATTAATTCTCCATTTGTATTTCTGTTACTTTCTCCATCTAAATCTGAAATTGTAACTTCAAAAGCTTTAGGCGTAGCTATTGCTACGCCATTTATCTTTAACATATAAAATTATCACCTCTATATTCTTATTAAATTAGTTCCAGCTTGTCTTTGTACTTTGTTTATACTGTCTATAACAATCTTACCTAAAGTAGTTTGCCCGACCTGAATAGTAAAATTAATAGGCTGGTCATTGTTATTATTAGTACTTGATTGTGAAGGTAATCTTTCAGCAACCTTATTAGCTAAATCAGTTATCCATCCTGTATTATTTTCTAAAGGCATTACAGCTTCTTTACCAGCTTCACCTACCATTGCAATTGTTGGACTATCTATAATTCCTCCTTTTGCTAATTTAGGAATTGTAGGAATATTAATTCCCTTCCCTCCAAGTCCGGGAACCCAGTCTGGAAGTTTTATTTTGTTTAAACCTTTAATCATTGTATTTATTGCATCAATAATAGAGTTAATAGGTTTTTTTGCAATATTCACTAATCCGTCAAATATACCTTTAAATATATTTTGCACTCCCTGCCAAGCCTTTTGCCAATTTCCAGTAAATACACCAACTATAAAATCAATCAATCCACCAAACATTGTTTTTAAACTATCTAGTATAGGTTTTATATAGTTACCTATATTCCTAAATGCCTGTATAAATTCATTTCCTAACCAATTTACAACTGGTTTTAAACAAGTATTCCATATTCCAACAAGTATTTCTCCTATTTTCTCTATTGTAGGTTTCCATGCTTGCCATATTTCACTTAAACCATCAATAATCTTTTTAAGGCATTCTCCTAAAAACTGCACTACTGGTGCTATACAATTAGTCCATAAAGACATTGTTATCTTTACTATATTATCTACAACAGTACACCAGGCATCCCACAATATAAATAGTATAGGCTTAAGAAATGTAATTAAAAGATCTCCTATTAAAATTAATGCTCCTTTTATAGCTTCCCAATAAGGAGTTAATGCACTAATTAATGCATTCCAACCATCTATTAGTGATTGCCTAAAGGTATCAGATGTTTGCCATAGATATACTACTGCTGCAGTAACAGCAGCTATTATAGCTACAATAGCTAAAGCAATAGGACTTATTCCAAATAATCCATAACTAAACACTTTTAAAGGTGTTGAAAATTCCATGGCTAAAGCTAAATTTTTAAACCATGTAATCAAAGGTATAAATATTCCACTTATTGTGCTAACTATAGTTCCCCAGTTAGCAGCAACAAAGATACCTATAACTCCTGCTACTAGTCCAGATACTAGTGAAATAATAATTTCCTTATGCTCTTTTATGAAATTCGCAATACTTATAAAGGTATTTCTTACTTTAAGTGCAAACTCTTCTACTTTCCCAGCTAATTCTGATAGAGCACCTTCTTGCTCTTCAGTATTAAAGGTTGGAATATCAATTCCTCCTGCTGAACCTCCACTAGATGATCCACTCCCTGAATCTGAATCAGAACTATTTTGATTCACTTTATTGATCTCATCAAATCCTGCAAGAAATCCTTTTGCATCTTTAGCTGCTTTTTTAGCACTATCTCCTGCATTATTATATGCATCACTAACTCCATTAACTGCACTACTAACTCCACCGATAGCATCTGCTGTACTTCCAGCAGATGAACTAGCTGAAGTTCCAAATAATGCATTCATAAATCTAGCTACAATACTAGTGACCTTTACTAATGCTTGTACAAACGAATTTAATATAGGGAGTACAACTTGTACTATTGGCATAAAAGCATTGCCTAACTCTATTTTTAGAAGATTTAAATTATTTTGTAATACTCTTAATTGATTGGCTGGAGAATTTAATGTTCTTGCTAAATCCCCACTTGCTGTAGCTGTTTGTTGTTGTATGGCGATATATCTAGCCATTACTTTTTCCGTATTACTTAATTCACTTCCAGTTTTGGCTATTCCATTTGCATAAGCATATTGTTTAATAGTAGCATCATCTACTAATATACCTAACGCTTTAAGTGGCTCTGTTTCTCCTGTTAAGCCAGTTCTAATTTTAGTAAATGCTTCCTCACTACTTATGTTATAAAAACTTGCCATATCTTCGGCAAGTAATGTCATATCTTTTGAAAGATTTAGGGCTTCACTTGATGCTAGCCCCATTGATTGAGTCATATTATATAAAGTTGCTACATTTTCTCTAATAGCATACCCATTTAACCCTAATGTGTTTTGCAATTCCTCTGACCATCGCCGAACATCATTGGATAGAGAACCAAATACAGTATCAAACATAGAATCACTTTCTATAGAGTCCATAGCTGTTATAATACTATCTTTTATAACTTTACCTATACCAAGAGCAGCAATCCATTTACCTACTCTACCAAAAATATTTTTTATATTTCCTAGAGATTTATTAACTCTTTTCTCCATATTGCTAACTTGATTTGTTACATTAGCTATCTGTTGATTAAATTCTCTTGTTTGAGCTTCAATAACTATTTCTAATTCTTCTATAGTCATTTATCTATTGTCACCCCCTATTTTAGAGTTAACTGTATAAGCAAAGGCAGTAAACTTCGCTTTATAAGCTTCCATTTCTGCCTCTCTTGCATTCTTCTCGCTTATTTCTTTTTCTTTATTAAATAAATCAGGATATAAATCCCAGACTGGAGTTACTTTTGCATTTTTATCAAATAAAACTGCTATATTTTCTCCTATTTGTCTAGCTAACATATAATTCATAGCTATATTTTCTTTTTGCCTAGCTTCTTCTTTTCTTCCATGAGATGTAATTAAATCAATTAATTCATCTATAGTACTTTCATAAAATAATCCAGGAGAAATACCTATGTCTAAACAAATAGGATATAATTCATTAATTAATTCAGTAAAAGTTTCATAGCTTCTTTTGCTTCTTCCTTGTCCACTTCCTGCTCTTGGTTCTGTGGACTCTCCTTGAAAAAACCACTTACCTTCATTATGTTCATACACTCTTGTTGAAGTGTAAATAAGTCACCATCATTATCTATATATTCATCAATAAGATTGTCTACTTTTTGAGCTGTCCATCCATGCTCTAATGCTTGTAATGATGAATGAAGTATTGCTGATATATCACCAACACCTAATACTTTCTTTTTTACTAGCATTAACATTAATGACTCTCCGCCTAATTTTTCTTCAAGCTTTCTTGTGTTCTGAGTAGTTAATCTACATCTTAACTCTTGTCCATTAATTTCTAAAGTATGATATTTCATTATTCTTCACCTTCCTTGATTTCTTAAACTGATAATGGGTCTGATGGATTTTCTATTTCAACATCACTTTGTAAAGCCATTGATACAGTAAATGTTATTAATGCATTAACACCACCGCCCCCAATCTTTACACTTACTTGAGCATCCCATTTAAATTTTGTTCCGTCTGGGAATTCCATTTGGAATTTAACTACTGTTTTATTTGCTTCAAACCCTTTTAATATTCTAAATGGTGATGTCGAAGAAGAGTTGTCATATTTAAATGTAAACTCTAAATCTCCATAATCCCCTATACCTTGTTCATATTTCTTTGCTTTATCTGCTAAAGTAGTTACATCAACTTTTTCAGGATCTGAACCAATTTCAGGAACTTCTTGAAGTCCTTCTAAATTGGTATAACTTGACCCACTTGTTGAATATCCTAATTTAATGCCATTTGCTAACATATACTCTCCTCCTTAATTTCTTTGATATACTCTAAATGTTTTTATATCAACAATACCTTCATATCTAAGAACTTTATGCTTTAAGTTGCTTGGAACTGGAGCATCTTTACAAAATGTTCTCTTTAATCCAAGTTGAGTTATTGCTTCATCTATATTTAAAACAATCTCTGAAGTACTTCTATCATTCCATACTTCTATTCTATAGATAACCCTGCAAGTAGCTTCTTTATTATCTACTACCTCATAAGTAGAATTATCTTCCTCTGAATAAGTTACAGCAGGTAGTTTGCTCCAATCATTTGGATATTCTTCACTTACTGTAACCCCTTCAATTTCTTTTAATTTTTTATAAATTATAGGCTTAAAATTAACCAAGTTATCACCTACTATTACATATTCTTTTTATTTCTTTGTTTATTTGATATCTAACTATATTACCTATGGCTTTTTCTTTGCCTACTACTGCTGGATACATATAAGGTTGTGCTGCTTGTCCTTCTGAATAGTAAAAATCAACTCCACCAATGGTTACAAGTTTAAAATGATATTGCTCTGCTACTGCTGGTTCAATCTCGCTAGCTGGAATATACCAACCATCTGATTTATAAGTTATCTTACCCGCTAATTTAGAAGCAACTCCACCGCTTTTTGCACCTAGTGGCCCTGTTCCAAACTCTACATAAGCAGCGTACTCATGATTCGTAACAACTCTTCCCTTAGTCTTTTTACCATCTTTTTTAACCATTTCAAATTTAATTGAATCCCTTAATGTATCATCACTTAAACCTGATTCTGGACAATAATCCTTAGCATATCTTTCTATTGCTTTCCCTGCCTTTTCTACAGCATTTTCAAATACAGCCTCACTATTACCACCTAATTCATCAAGCTTTTTCATAAGCCTTTTTACGTTAGTTATAGCCATTATATCTTCTCCAATTCTATTAATTGGTGTGAATATGGTTTAATTGATATTATCTTATAGTCTGGTTTACTATCTTTATCTACAAAAACACATATTCCATCACCTTCATTTAAATTTTCTGGACCATCATAAAGCATATTAAATATATAATTTAATCTCTCACCATATATTTCAGCTTGTAACTTTCCACTCGCTGGATATATATTAGCTTTTATTTCAATTGGTTCATTAGAATAATCCTCATAAACATTACCTTCATCATCTTCAGTGTTTATTTTTTTCTTAAGCCAGCAAGCTTTTTTATTCTTTATTCTCATTGGCCAATCTCACCGCCTTTAATCTCCTATAGGAGTTTAATCTTTTTTTAATATTTTCAGGAATATCAGTACTATAACTTACAGATACCCCTCCTTCACTTCTAGAAGACTCTCCTTCACTTCCTAGCCTGTTATAATAAACAATTGCTAATTCTCTTTGCAACCCAAACATACGCGGTAATAATACATCTCTATTGCAGTAATCTAATATTTCTGTTTCTGCATCTTCTAATAGTTGCTCCAATAGAGCTGTATCTTCTTCATTTAACCTAACTTTCAATTTATCTATCTGCATTTTTAATCACCTAAAAAGAAAGAAGAAGACTATGCTTCTTCTTCATTTTCTATTTCATTCTCAATTAAAAATATAAGATCATCTTTTTTTATTTTATGATCAAATTCAATCCCCTTTTCTTCTGCTAAGCTTTTTAATTGATCCAATGTTAATTTGTTTAAATCAACATCATTATTTTTAAATTCCTTTTCTTTAATTTTAGTATCTTTAAATACCAATCCAACTATTCTTCCCATAATACTTTCTCCTATACTGCTTTAGTATGTGCATATATACCAACTGTCTTATTTTCATAAACATCTGCTAGCCCATAGTTTCTATAACCAAACTTCCATGCATCTGCAGATTGATTTTGTTCTGGAGTAACTATCTTAGGTACAACATGCTTAGGGAATTGAAGTAATGCTGATGGTTCAATAATCATAAAGTTTAAATCTTTAGCATCTGATGCCTTTTTATATCCACCTTTTTCTTCATCACTACTTTTACCATCATTAAGTTCTATAGCTGAATAGAATCTAGATTGTGGTACTTCAATAACTGCTGCAAACTTATCCATTACTGCTTTAGATTTAGTAGTATCTAGATCATCTACTAATCCTTTTAATGTTGGGGTAATAAATAATACTCTTCCTTCTGAAGTTACTTCTTCTTCATCCATTTTAGTTGAAGCTGTTCTTAATGCTTTTATTACTGCTTCACCAGTTGATAAATCTTCATTAACTACTGTTACACCTGATTTACTTGCGTAAGTAGCAAATCTAAATGCATCTATTTCTGGAACTACCTTAGTTCTTATAAACTCACCTGATAGTTTTCCAAATGCTAATCCTACTGACTCTTCATTATCCATAGCATCAACATTAAACATTCTACCTCTTTCATAGTTAAATTTAACTGTTTCCCATGTTAATGTAACATCTCCATTAACATATCCTGAATTTCTATCATAATCTCCTAATCCATCCATATCTATCTTAGGAATAATGATTTCATTTGTATTTGCTCCTTCTCTTGCTAAACTAGCATCACTATCTAGTATAGAAGTCAATGCTACTTTCTTATAAACCTCATCTAGTAAAGGTACATATTTCTTTGCTAAACCAATTGTATTTGCCATAATTTAATCATCCTCACTTTTCTTAATTTTAAAGCCCCATAGCTTTTCTTAATGCTGCATCTTCTGCATTCCCTTGACCACCCTTATTAGGTGTTTGTTTCCCTCTTAATTTTTCATTTACAGCTCTCTCTACTGCAGTTTGGAAAGCCTTTTCTACAGCTTCAATACTTTTATTGCATTGCTCTGCATCTGAATAATTAAGAATATCTACTAATTCTTTAGGTAGATTCTTTTCTGCTAAAGTTTCAAAAGCTGTTGCTCTTAATTCTCTAGTAGTTATATCTTTTTCTCTTTTTTCTAGCTCTGCTAATCTTTTCTCTTCTGCATATTTTGCTTTTTGCTCAGCATTCATCTTAGCTAGTTTTTCTGCTTCTGTTTTAGCTTCTTCGACCTTTGCTTGATAATCAGTTTCCCATTTTCCTTTTGCAGTCTCTAAAGCTTTTGCTACTCTTTTATCAAATTCAGATTGATACTTTTTATCTTTTAAAATATCATCAAAAGACTTATCTTCTCCCTCTAAAGTTTGATTATCATCTGTTTCACCTTCACCATTACTATCATCAGTCCCAGTTCCAGCGCCTCCGTTACCTGCTCCACTATCTGCATTAAGAAAAGGTCTAGAAACTTGTCCTAATCCAAATAGTTGAAGATTCATAATTAATTTTCTTTTCATTTCTTCCTCCTCGCCCCTAATGTTCATTGCCCATTAGGTTCAAATATTATTTTTAAGCAGTTTAACGCCTTACTTAGGGCATAATAAAAAGCCTTAGTTTCCTAAGACTTAATTATTTTTTAACCTTATAATTTTCCCATTTCTTATAAACATCTACATACATTTCTTTTTTATCTCCATTGTATGTACATTCATAATATATTCCATCAGGTAAAGTAGTACTAAGTAATGCTTTATTATTTTGTAGTGTTTTACAGCACCACACCATATATACATCATCTGTTATGATTTCCTTTTTATCTGTTTTATCTAAATGTTTATTGGTATAATCACATACTTCTTGCTTACACCACTCTAAAAATTCTTTTTCATTCATAATTAACCACCATTACTCCTCTATTATTTTAATTCCATATTTATCTGCCACTTCATGCTCAATTCTACAACCTCTTGCATTTCTCCAATCTCCACCAAAATATGCAATATCAGCTTGTGAAAGAAGTTGTATTGATTTGCCTAAATACCAAACTGGTACAGATTTATTAATCTCTCCTGGATAGTCTTCAATAAAAGAATCTATTAATTCTACATACTCTCCTATTGTTTCTTCTGCTCTAACTCTAATTTCTTCTCTAGTTTTTAAAATTTCTTCGTCTGTTAAACCTCTCATTGGTTGAGATATAAATAATTTTTTCATAAATATTTCCTCCTTAATTTTAAGTATAATAAAAGCACCTACCTAAGTAAGTGCTTTTACTATCTTCCTGGTTTAAACTGTTTCCCACAACTTAAACAAGTTATTATTATTTTATTTTTGCCAAGCATTCCAGTTGCTACTCCCGCTATAGGAGTTAATATAATCCCTCCAGCTATAGCTTTACCTAAACTAAATCCCTTTTTATTAGCAGTAATTTGAGTACTTCCACAATTAGGGCAACATACTTGACAACTAGCCTTATATTGTCTATTTTCCTGTTCTATAATAGCTTTCTTTTGCTGATATCTAATTTCTTCCTTAAAATCTTCTTTAAGGCTTGTACATCTTTTATAATTATTTATATAATCTTTATCAAAAATAAGCTTTATTATATCGTGAATCCACCAAATATATAACCCTCCAGCGGTTATAGTAAATAATAATGCTTTTTTCCAATTTCCTAAATACCAATGATGTAATCCAAATATAAATCCAAATATACATAATAGTAAAGCTGTTATTCTATTTTTCTCTTTCATAAGAATCCCCCATATTACATAATAATACAATTATATAACATAATATGGATCTTATGAATAACTATTTTTTATCCTTCTTATTGTAAGTCTTTGCTTTCTTTTCTAATTCTTTTGCTTTATCTTCTCCATATTTATCTACTACAAATCTATCATACCATTCCTTATATGTTATATCTCCTTTAATTACATGGCTTTTCCCTGTAACTACATCTCTTGTTCTAACACCAATTCTTTGAGCTACTCCACCATCAATAACTGGCCCTATTGAACTTCTACACCATGGATGCATTGGTGGAAGATTTACTCCTGTTTGTGCTTCACTTATAGGAAATATCTTACCATCTAGCTCTCTACATATATTACTTACTTTAAGATCTAGTTTTGCATAATATCTATATTTCTCTATTCCACATTCTTTATATCCTTCAACTGCTGCCATGTTTGTATAGTAAGCAGCTTCTGTTCTTACTAATCTTCTTGCAGCACTTTCGCCAACTTCCATTGTTTCAGTTAACTCATTTATCATTTTCTTTAATGGCTTACCATTTAATAATCCTGATATTACAGTTTCATAAAGCTGTTCTGTTAATTTTGATGTATTACCCCATATTCTTTCTGAATAATACCCTCCTGCAAATGGCCTTTTTAATATAGCTTCAATAGTTTCCTTTCCTAAAGCTCCTACATCAAATCCTATCTGCATACCTCTTTGTACTTCCCACATATGGGTATAGTATGATTCATTCATATTTTGAATAAATAGATTTTTATCTAATACCATTTCATTTACTGCAACTTCATTCATTATCTGCTTTAAATTATCTACTAATGTTTCTTTAAGAACCTCTTTTCTTGCTATTCTTGCAGCATAAGCTGGTGCATCTAATTTAGCTGTTAAAAACTTTCTTAACTTATCATCTTTTGTATTTAGAATTAACTTCTTTATCTCTTTTCTATCTAACTTTGATAATTCAGTATTCAAGAATTCTTTTACTTGCTTATCATTAAGCTCACCATTCTTCTTAAGCTTATTGTATATTCTTCTAACATCTACTTCTATTTCAGCTATAGCCTTTATATAAGCCTTCCTTAACTTTCTATATGTTATATCAGCATTTAACTGCTGTTTGTCCATTATAGCGTTTGTTCTTGCTTCCCAATAGCTATTATTCCTACTCTTCATTTACTACATCATCTTCTTTATCAGTATTTTCATCCTCATTATTAGGATTATCTGATTTATCATAAGGGAAACCAAAAGCTTTTTGTTGCTCTTCAATGTTTCTCTTCTTCTCTTCTTCTAATCTTTTTCTTTCTTCATTAATATCAATTTCTGGATCATAATTCTTAATTCTAGTTTCCCATGATATGAATCCTTCTGTTTCTTGTGCTATTCTAGCAAGTAATTCATCATCTACTGGTAAACTTCTTTTCATACTTATATCTATATCAGAAGATTTAATATTATTTGCTCTTATACCTTCTAAATTTTCTATAAGTTTAAGCCTTTTTCTTAATCCCTTTTTAAAATATCTTTCTTTAGTTTTACCTAATTGTTCAAGCCCTAATAATTTATATTTCATTGCAACACCAGAAGCATTACCTACAAAATTTTCATCAGTTAAACATGGTACTTTAGAAAACTCATGTATATCATCTTTTAAAGATTTCTTTAATACTTCTACTTGATCCTCACTCAATGATTTAATTAACCATTTTGCATCTCCACCTTCATCAAGCTCTAGTATCTTTTGTTCTAATAAATATTGTACTGTTTCACTTACTTCTTCTTTGGTATCTCCTAAGTTTTGACCTATAAGAACTAAAAATGCATCTACTAACTGTTCCTTGTCATTAACTCTATCTGATTGTAATTTATTATAAGCATCTATTAATGCTATAACTCCTTCAAAATCTCCTCTAGCTTTTTTATTATTTGTATACTCAATAATAGGTATTCCATTAAAATAATGTTCCTCTATATCTACTTCTTTTACAATTGAACATTCACTATTTAATGTTGGAACTTCATATATTAACTTTTCTGATTCTGTATATACTTCTACAGTATAATTATCTATAGCATTTTCTAAAGTAATATTAGGATAATAATGAACTGCAAACATTGGTTTCTCTTTAACAGAAGTATCTACTACCAAGAAAGTATTTAAAGGACTTAATGAAGCTAATTCTATCTTTGGTTTTTCATCAGTATTCATATATATTAATTCATATGTTCTACCGAATATAGATAAATCTAAAGCTAATTCATTATTATGACTATCTTCATCTATTTCAGTAAAATTAATATTTAATGCATCAGCACCATCTCCACTATATGAGATAGGTACACCAAATACATATCCAATTGCTAAATCTGTTATATATTCTGCATGATTACATACTATTTTATTATTAGGTATATTCTTGTTTTTAAATGTTCTATCTAGTATTTTATGAGCTCCCTCATAATAATCATTTAATTTGTTTAATCTAGCTTCTACTTCAAGCCTATGCTCATTTATGCATGAAAAAAGAAGCTTACTAGATACTGTTCCGTCACTATCTAGAAACTTCCTATCTCTTACTATAGCCATACTATACTTCTCCTATCTTATTCCTAATTTATTCTTATTTCCTACACCTATATTCTTCTTTACACTTTCTGTGTAAATTGCATATCTAAGTGCATCTAATACGTCATCCCATAGTTTAATAGGTTCTCCAGTAGTCTTATTCCACGAATACATGAATATTTCTTTTTTGAATAATTCAACTTTATCCTCAACTACTTTTAATATTTTTGATTTAATTAATTTACCTACCTCACCTATTCCAGCTAATACTGCTTTGTTTGCATTCTTAGCATTTATTTTTTCTTTTTTAAATTTCTTTATATACTCTGGTCTAGCAGTATCACAATAAAAAACTATATTCCCATATTTATTTTTTATTTCTTTAGCTATGCTAACCCAATAGTCTATCTCCTCATGTTGTTTTGAATGTTCTTCTAAAAGATATGTATCTCCTTTATCATCTCTTCCTAGAACTACTATTGCTCCTGGATGTTCATATCCCCAGTCAACACCAGCCCAAAACTTAACAAAATTTATATCCTTAATATCATTTGATTTAACATAGTGTATTTCTTTTCTAAAGTCTTTATATACAACACCTTCTGCTGATACCCATAAACCTTCTATATCTCTGTCATAAAACATTCCTGTAGCTGTTGAGTTCTTTATATTATTAATATATCTTTCACTTAGGAAAGTATTATCATCTAGTGTATAATGGAATACTTTAGTTGTAACTCCATCTTCTTTATCAATAAAATTAACTTTAAACCAATGTTCTGGTTGATCCGGATTGGTATCTATTAATAATCTAGCACCTTCTCCTGAACATCTTGACTTTATTTCATTAAATACCATTTCATTTGCCATTGTAGCCTCATTGATATATGCCCCAAAAGCTGTCATACCTCTGATTCTTCCCATATCATTTACTTTACTATGGCCAAAGCAACATACTTGTACACCAAATAATAAAAATCTATTATGCTTATCAAATTTAAATTCAATATCATATTTATTAGTTAATTCATTAAGTACATTTCTTTGTAATGCTCCTAGATCTGCTCCAGCTAATATATATTGTGGTAATGGTATATTTAATTCATTTGCTATTTTTCTAACTCTTCTAAGTTCATATAGAAATAAATCATTATTAACAATAGTCTTTCCAGCTCTCTTAGCACCTGACCCTATGAGCATGAAGTAATCATTATTCATAGCAAACTTCATATGCTCTAATTGTTTGTTATGGTATAAATCACTAATCATTCTTTAAAGCACCTTCAAGAGCATTAAAGTATTTATTAATCTTATCTTCTTTAGATTCATCATTGTTATTTATTTTAGACTTTAATACTTCTATTCTTAACTTTTGTTCTTCAGTTACTAAATCCCAATTCTTATGAACCATTTCATCATACTGCTTTATCATATTAAATAAAGTTTGCATAGCTTTTGATAATGCTGTTACTGCTGCATTCTCTTTATCCCAAGCAAATTGGTATTCCCATTCTTCTGTATGTGATGCTTCTCCATATGCTTCCTTAGTCTTAACCTTAGTAATATCATTTTTACTTTTTACATGGATAATCTTTTGCATATTTAATATCTTAGCTTGTTGTATTAATATATTGCTCCATAACATATCTAATGGATTTTCACTCTTAAGCTCTTCTATTACATTAACCATACTTCTAGGTAAATACTTAGATAAAAACTTATTATCTCTAAATCTGGATTCATCACAGTATATACCATGTTTAAGTTGACCTACATTACCTAATGCATTCTTATTACCTTTTGGAGCTCCACCTTTATTAATCCATTTATCTTCTCTTCTCCAAAGCTTTATATTACTTTCTTTTTCATTTAACTGCTCTGCTATAGCTTTACAAGTTAATTTTCCTTTGGAGTTCTTAAACAACTCATAAGCTAAATCTCTATTAGGATTTCTTTTTCTAGCCATTACACACCTCCATACTATCCTTTAATACATTTAAAGCAAGGCTATATAACGTATAAGGACTAATTAAGTTGAGTTTCAAGGTTTATAATTAACTCTTTTTGATTTTAATATTTTAATAATTACTCTTAAAAACCTATTTAAAGCCTTTAAAATCAATACTTTAAAGCACATTGCTTTTATCACTTCCTTATGCGAAATAACCCCTATAATTACGCATACTATTTTTTTAGTACATATATTAGTAAGAATTTTTATTTTTTCTCTCTTATATGCCTTCGTTACTTTTTTTCGTATTAAGTACAAAAAATTATAATTTTGAATCTGCTATTCTTGATGCATCTTCTTTAATTTCATTATCTAATCCTAAGTAATGTTTTGTAGTTTCTATTGACTTATGACCTAAACTTTTTCTAACAAATTCTAAATCTCTTTTTTCTTGCCATAATCTTTGAGCATATGTTTTTCTTAAACTATGTCCAGTAATATGTTTTAATCCTAATTCTTGTCCAACTTTTTTTAATATTGCACTATATGTTTTAGGAGTTATAGGCTCACCAGGGTACTTTTCACTTTCAAATGCATATTCACTATTCTTTTTACCTTTAACATAATCTTTAATTTTCTTTCTAAGATTTGTTTGAATTATTGACTCTCTAGGAGCTGGTGGCTTTCTTTTTGAATTAGGATTATTTGCAATATGTGTTTTCCATGCATTATACTGCTTACTTTCTTGAATAATAAACTTATCTTCATCCAAAAACTCCTTTAATTCTCCAATTGTCAATCCTACATAGTCAACTAATCTATATCCAGTAGCAACTCCAATATAAAAGATCATTAAATTTCTTTCAGGACAATCTTTACTTATTTCATCTAATTTATATTTGAATCTATTATAATCACGCTCTTGAATAGGAAGTGCTGGTACTTTCTTTTTTCTTTCAGGTTCTTCAAATATTATTTTTCTCTTTCTAACCATTACCTCACCTGCTTTATAGCTCCACCACGACCACGCCTATAATATCTATTAGACATTAACTCCTTTATATCTAACTTCTCTTTTCTTGAAGTTTTTCTTTTAACCTGAATTGCTTTTTTTCTTTTTTTATCTAAATTATCATATTCATATGGTTGCAGCTCCTTTAAGATTTCTTCTATCCTCATTTTTACTCCTCACTTTTGTAACTTTTTAATTTTGAATTCAAAATAAAATAATCCAAAAATAACTTCATTCCTTCCGCCACTTCATTCAACGTTAATCCTTCTTCCACCACTACTTTATTTATAACAGATACTAAATATATAACTTTTCTATTCATTAGCTTCACCTCCCAAATATTTCTTGCAAATTAAAAGAGCTGTTATTTCTAACAACTCTTAAACTCATTTGTCAATCTTCTTGGTACATCCCAAGGTATTGCACATCCTATATTCCTTTTTAATACTATATCTCCATCTTCTTTAGTTTCATACAATGATCTATTCTTTAATATAAAAGTTTTATCACTCATATATTGCTTGCTTTCATATTTTGTTATTTTTCTTACTTCATTTTCATAAAATTTTAGATGTTTTCTATTTTTTAAGTGGATAGCTTTAAACTCTTTAAAGTTTCTTTGTATGCATTTTTTAACAGTTTCTTTATTTACTTTTAATTGTTCTGCTATTTCCTTAGCATTAAGTCCATTGCAATACAATTGTCCTACTAATTCTTTATTCATTCCTATTCCTCCTTAAAAAATGATATAGTTTACCCCAACCCATAAAAAAGGGACATTTCTTATTTTTAATGCGAAATACACTCGCAAACTTTATGTTATTTCCGATTTAATTTATATTCATAATATCATAAATATAAAAAAAGCGAGAGAAATTTACCCCCGCTTTTTTTAAAAAAACATATGCTTTTTACTATATTTTCTTTTATTTTTATTCATTTTTAGCAAGTGCTTCCGCACTTTTTGCTGTTAAAACTATATGGCTACTATCCATAACTATAACTGCTCTTGTCTTTTTACCTTGTGTTAGATCAACTAACATTCCCATATCTCTAGCATTCTTAACAAGTTTCTTTATAGGAGCACTTTCATAATCTGCTACTGATACAACTCTGTCCTTATTTATACTATTAAAATAGCCAACATTTAGTAATTTACTCATATTCCCTCCTTTTAGTTTTATTATCATTTACGAGTATTTTATTTTCGATTAATTTTTATTTTTTAACTCCTTCAACTCTTCTCTTAAAAACTGTATTTGATCTTCATATATTTTCTTAAGCTGTGGTGTATCATCACCTTCATAAA